ATGCCTTTGATTTCTTAAATGCTATAGGATTTTATTTGGATGATAATAAGTCTGTTAAGTCTGCTATAGAGAATTCATTTGATTTACGTTATACTCAGACATCTATTCAGTATGACTATATCTTAGAAGCATTAAAAAATGCTAAAGAAAAGAATATATTTATTCCAGATCCTATAAAATACTTAAGGAGTGAGAAAGGTGGTAATCAAGCTACTAACGTAAGCAAGATTCTTGAAATCCAAGCTCAATATGGAAATGCAGATTTTGGTTCAGCTATAACTAACGTAGAGGGTAATACCGAGTTTGAAACACAATTACGTAACTCTTTAACAAACATTGTAGATGATCTTAATAAGTTAACTTATATAGATCAAATGATTGATGATGCTAAGTATGAGCATTTAAGATATTACCATCCGGCAATTAATCCTTATGCAAAGCACTCATACATTATTAAATCTCTATTTGATCAAACTGGTAATAGAAGATCTGATGTTACTCTATCTGTAGAAAACCTTGGTGGTCTTAGAAGAGATGTAGATGGTGTTACTATTAATGGAGTAAAAACCAATAAGCTTAATATCTATGACAAGTATTTGTATGATGTACATGCAACTATCTTAGGAGGTACTCCAGAATTACCACGTCATGCTAGTAAGAGTTCTTCATATGGTGTAGCGTTAAATAAAAAGTATACTGGACGTACTGTAGATAATTTATATTTACCTATCCGGTCAATTGCTTTCTCTTCAGATAATGGTGTAACTGAAGCAATGCCTTTAATTACTAATTACTTAATGGCAGAACTAGAGAGAATTTGGTATGTTAAAAATATTAAATCTCTTAAGAACGTAGATACACTATCTAAGAATGGTGATAAGATTGTAGCTTTTGATTCAGTATTATCAGCAGAAACAAAGCAAAGCCTATATAGTATTGTAAATAAAGCTAAATCTATTTCAGATATAGTAATTAATAAGAAGTTACAAGAAGATATTTATACAGATACCTTTAGTTACTTCAATAATCAATTTGCTGAGAACTTAGATATCTGGAAAGATTTAAGCACTGTAACTAATGGTCAAGTATTACTAAGTCCTGAAGTAAGAATTAAACTCTTAAAAGAAACTAGAGTAGGTAAATCAGAGGCTAATAAATATGCTTCATCTAGTGAGCAGATTAACTTAATCATTAAAACTTTTACCTTTAATAACTGGTTCAATAACTTTGAGATGCAGTTATTCTATGGTGACTTATCTCAGTTTGATCATCTAAAAGAAGAGTTCCATAAGCGTAATGCTTCTATTGCATCTACCGGAGAATTTGCAATTGTAGATAGATATACATTAGGTTATTTAAATGCCACTAGTCAGAATAGTTATGCTAAGTCAATTGATATTTCTACTAAGGAATTCAGTAACAAAGCTATCACCACTGTTCTTGATGATGCACAACCAAATTCTATATACTATGATTACTATGCCTCTCTTTTATTAAGTATGGGTATTGATGAATCTAAGGTAGTTAACACTTTAAAACCATACAAGAAGATTAAAGAAGGTGATGCTCAAGGTTGGGTAACATTTGATTTCTATCGTAACTTCTTAAGATCTATTAATAAGTGGTCACAGGATCAAGAGAATTTGTATAATCAAATTATCAATGATCCAGAGTCTGTAAATCCCCATAAGGTAAAAGAGTTCTTTCCTGTTCTTAAAGCTAGTTACTATGGTCCTTTAAAAACTGAGTTACTAAACGTTACAGCTTTACATAAGTTTTCACTAATGCCTTTAGTTCCTACAGTAGTTAAAGGAACTAACTTAGAGCAATTCCATAAGCAATTGTTAGAGCAAGGTGTAGATTATGCATTATATAAATCTGGAAGTAAGGTTTCTAATATTACATTAAATGATGGTGTTATTCCTTCTATGTATAAAGATCTTAATAAAAGAGAGTTGTACGATGGACCATATGCATTAAATGGTATTTACTTACCATACTTTAAAAACCAGTTAGATATTGCTCCATACTTTAAAGAGCAAGTTACTTTAGCTTCTCAGTTACGTAAAATTATTGAAAACAATTTATATGAGTCTGGTAAGCCTATTAAAAAAGAATACGCTGAAGTTGTAGAACAGTATGAGAATTCCGTTAAAAGCTATGTAGATTTCTATAAAAACAAATTGTTTAAAGAAGTTGGAGTAGAGTTTGATGATAATGGTAACATTAAAAAGGGAGATCCAAAAGATTTAATTAAAGCAATTGAAAGAGAGTTAGTTAGATTAGAGGTTCCTGATTTCCAATTAGATATTCTAGAAACAAATGAGGATGGTACATTAAAGAATAACTTTGATAGTATTATAAACTCTGAATCTATTGAAAAACAATTAGTTGCAATCATAGAAAGAAAGATTGTAAGACCTAAAATAAAAGGTGAGCAGCTAGTACAAGTTTCTGGTTCTGGCTTTGAGCAATATGGTTTTAGTAAACCTTTTGGTGAAGATCTTTTAAAGTATGGTACAAACGGTCTTAGATTCTATACTGTTGAGAATGATAAGATTCAACCTATGCAAGTTAAAGTTGCATTACAAGGTGATTTCTTAAAGCTTCTTACTATTACTTATGAAGGTTCTAAAATAAATACATTAGAGAGATTAAATGAGGCTATTAAGAATGAGGGTTGGTTAAAAGATAATGCTAATCTATTAAAGATGATTGGTGTACGTATTCCAACTCAAGGTCTTAACTCTATAGAATACATGCAGGTTGCAGAATTTTTACCTGCAGAAGCTGGTTCTGTAATTATAGTTCCAACAGAACTTGTGGCTAAATCTGGATCTGACTTTGATATTGATAAGTTAAGTATTGTAATGCCAAACATTACAGTACTTACAGAAGAATTAGAGGAGTTACAAAAATTATATCCTGATATTGATATGTCAGATATAATTACTAAAACTGCTAATCTTACTAAGGATGATACTAAAGTTCAAGCTATGGAGAATAATATTCTTAATTCTATGATTTCTATTATGGAACTTAAGGATAACTTCCCTCAGCTTATTACTCCTAATGAAACAGATATTGTTAAACCTATCTCTGAAGATTTAGCAAAGTATAATAGAGAGTATAATCCGGTATCTAAAAGAGCCAATCAGGATTCTGCTTTTAAAACTATATCTCCTACTAGAGCTTTAGAGATTAGATATAACTTATATAAGCACGAAGCAAATAACATTGGTAAGTTAACCATTGGTATTGGTGCCGTATCTAATACATATAACGTTATTCTTAATAGAGTAGGCGCATTCTTAAATGATACCTATGAGTTTAAAGATAATAAAGGTAATCCAATAACTCGTAAGTCTAGACTTCTTTTACCTTACAATGATTTAAATGGTAAGATATCTTTGTCTGGATTAACTTCAGAAGATGGTGCTCATTATATCTCTGATGTAATATCTCAGCTTATGAATGGTTGGGTAGATATTGAAAAAGATACATGGGTATTTGATATGAATGCTATCTATGAGTTGGCCCCAACTATGTTATTCATGTTACAAGCCGGTATTAATGTAGAGACTGCAGCTTACTTCTTATCTCAACCTTTGATCCGGGATTATATTAAAGCATCAAGAGTATACAATAGTTTATATAATAATGCGCTTGATTCTTCTCCAGAGAATGAGAAAGGTAGAGGATTACTTAACTATAAAGCAAAGCGATTTGTAATTGAGAATAATGATCTATTGGGTAATATCTTTAGCCCATCTATTTATGAGAAGTTTTCTTATGCAGATAAAAAGGTACTTAATAGTAATTCTATTAGTAAGTATCTAGGAGGTAAAAAATCTATTGGACCTGCTGTAGATCTATTTATAAAAGGTTTTGGTAAAGAGTCATTTACTGCAGATGATATTAAAAATATTGTAAGTAGTAATGATAGAAAATCATCTGCTGCACAATTGGCATTCTTACATTTCTTAGAGATAGAAGAGCAGTCAAAAGTGATGATTCAGATTGCAAGAGCTACTAACGTAGATACTAGAAAATCTGGTAACTTATTCCAAGCGCAATCTAGAATTACTAGACTAGAAGAATTACAAGAGGGAGATAGATTACCTAAAGAAGTTGTTGATCGTATTATTAATGAGTCTCCAATTTCTGCATTCTTTATCCAAGATTATTTATTAAATGTATTTAAAGATTATTTCCCATTAAGAGCAAATAATGTAATTAATAGTTATATAAGTGATTATATATCAAACAATTATAACAAAATACTTAATGAATATAAAGATGTAGATACATTTATTTCTAGATTTAGAAATGATATTTTGCAATTCATTATGCAAAATTCAATTGGTGTAGTTGATATAGATTCAGTAAAGACTTATAAAGGTTTTAGTTTAGAGAATACAGATACTGCATCAATAGAAAAGACAAGAGGTCTAGTAAAAAGCGCTGCATATATAGATGGTAAAATTTATGTAGATAGAGAACTCTTAAGAAAAGAGTATAACCAGAAGCTTTATAACCTAGATACATATGGTCAAGGCACACTGTACTCTTTACCTAAAGATTTATCTACAGATTTGATTCCTTACTTCTCAACCGAAAAGCAATATGCCGGTTTTGTATTAGAGCGTGAATTTTTACGTGGTACTACAGAAAGATTACAAGATGAAACTGATACTGCTTTTGAAGAAAGAATTGCTAATAATGCATTGGATAATATCTTTAATTCTAAAAAGATCTTCTTTACTAAAACAAGTTTTGCAGATCAATTAGAAGCCATTAAAACTATTCCTGGATTAATAGAGCAGTATAGCTTACTTGAAGATAACTTAGTTTATGATGCACAGCAAGTAAAGAAAGAAGGTAAAGTATATACCATCAAGAATATTAAACTTGTAGGAGATACAAAAGATGCAGAATTCTTAGCTGATATGAATGCTCAGTTTGAAGAGTTAGCAGATCCTTCCGTTCAGAAAATAGCAGATCCTGTATTAAACCGTGAGGTATCTTATTTCTTTAATAAGTTATCTATCTACGGCTTCATCCAATCTGGTATGAATAAATCAAACATAACCTTTATTCCTATTCTATCTAGTAAGAATTTTAAAGATGTTATGCGTGAGCCAGTAAAAACATTTGCTAATATCTTATCTTCAGATAAACAAAAAGGTTTTTCTATATTGTATAACTATACAAATGCATTTAATAATAAATCTAATAGTTATAGATTTAAGAGTTATGTAATTGATAGTACTATTAATAAGTTAGGAAAGTCTTTAAAAGCATTACCTGCAGGAATCAGTAGTACACTTACTCCTAGAGTTTATAATTTTAACTTAAGTCTTAAGAAAGATGCGGCTAATACTATAGATCATATTAATAACTATCCAGAATTAGTAGCTACATATGGTATGGCATTAGATAACACCGGAATTAATAACGTTAAGATTGATGCTGTATTAGGAAATACAACTAGAGTTAAAGGCAATTCAATAGGCTTACCAATGTACAAATCTTTATTAGGACAACCTACCTTATTACAAGTAGCAGATCACTCTGAAAACTTAACAATTATTACTGATGTGATCAAGCACTTAAAAGAGTCATATGATTCTGGAAAGTCTTTATTGTTCAATAAAGAGGGGTATAGTATTAGTTTTGATGATGTAAATACTGATAAAGAAGCTTACTTTGAGTTATTTAAAGAACTTTACTATAACTTTGGGTATCTTAATCCTAAGCTTGAGAATAATTCAGAGTTTATGAACTATATTTATTCTGTACAACCACTTAACCAAAATATTCTGGAAGCAGCTGAAGAGGATGTAGAGGATAAAAACATTGTAGCTGATGCTGATCCTTTAACTGATCCTGAGTGTGGTCCAAATTCAATAATGTAATCTATGAGTAACTGTTTATTATTTAAGAGTTCTAAACTTAATGCATATAACTATGGTGTTTTTAATAAACTTTTTAATTTACCAGAAGGTTTTACTGCAGAAAAGCTAGCGGAAAAAGAGGGTGTATCAGAAATTGTATTGTATCCAATACATACAATGCTTTCACCAAAAGCATTACAAAGAACTTATGATAAAGAATTAAAGAGGTCTATTACATTACTAGAGTTATATAATGAAAAGCTTAAAGAAAGAGCTCTTAAAAATTATAACATTGAATTGGGCCCCAATGAAAACTTTATTACTATAGCTGAAGATAATCAAAGAAGATTGTATGCAAACTTTAATGATTTCTTATTTGATGTTGTAGATGGTAAAAGAAAAGAGAATGGTAGTTACGATGCTAAACTCACATCAAGTTCTGATATCATACCAACTAAAGATATTCCTGATGGATCTGTTAGTTTTTATAGAGAAGACTTTGATGATCAGTTAGATTTTTTTAATAGTTTATTTCCGGATGTAGCACAGCAAGAAAATGTAAAAGCCCAAGAAGCTATTACAAAGCTTGCAAATAAATTAGTTGATCAAGTAGGTATCGGATATCAAATGATATCTGCTCAAGAAGCTACAGATTTAACTAAGGATACAACTAATCCTTGGAATGGAGAATCTGCTTTCTTTTATAATAACAATATATATTTTGTAGAAGGTGGCTTTAAATTAAATACTGTTCTTCATGAGTTCTCTCACCCTGTTGTAAGAAGTCTTGCAATTGAGAATCCTACTCTATTTAATAACTTATATAATCAGTATATAAGTTCTGTAGAAGGCGCTGAGACTTTATCAAAGGTAGAACTCTTATATCCTGAGTTAGATGGTACAGACCAACTCTTCCAAGAAGAAGTGTTAGTAAGAGCTCTTGAAACCGCTGCAGTTAATAAAGTAAACAACGTACAAAACTCTAATCCATTTAAGAAATTCATTACCAATATTATCTATGCTATTAAGCAATTAATGCGTAAGTTATATGGTGATAAGATTAAGTTGGATAAGTTATCTGAGACTACTACAATAGATGAACTCTCAAACATGTTATTGGGAGATACCTTTGTACTTACTACACAAATCATTACTCCGGATGATGTAGTTCAATATATGCGTAGTAATCAAACTATGTATAATGATCTACAACAAGTAGATAATGATGTATTAGTAAAAGTAGTTAATAGATATTTTACTAATGCCGGCTCACTTCTTTCTAGAATTCGTACAAATAAGAACTACTCTGATTTTGTAGAAGCTATTAAGAATGAATCAGGTAGAACTATTCTACAAGATATTGTCTCTGACTTACGTACTGCAGAAACAACAACTGTAGATGATAAGGTTAAAAAGTTTAAAGATGAGTTAGATAAAAGAGAGAAACAAATTACCTCTCTTGTAAGAACTACAATTCAGACAGATGTCTTAATGAATAGGATTATTGACCAGCTTAATAATCTTAATAAGATGTCTGATACCAAGGAAGTTATTAGTAACACCTTCTATTATGATTTGCTTGTAAGAAACTGGAGCAAGATAATGGAGGAGAGTATCAATGGCTTAAGTGATGCTGGATTACGTACAGATAGTTCTTTATTTCAGTTATTCAGTAGAATCTCTGAGAAAACAAAACAAGCAGATAGAATCATTAACTCTATTTACAAAAGAGGTGTTGGTGGTGTATTAGAGGATGTATTAAGTCCATTAGCTAAAAATGTAGATAGTCATTTTGAAACTAAATTAAAAACACTTAGAGATAATAACGCTTCTCCAAAAGAAATTAAAAAGACTCAAGAAGAGTGGGATAGATTAAAACTAAACCGCGCTACAATTGATGATTACTTATCAGGTATGCGTGGTGATGTTAATTCTATTTCAGCTTATGTAGAATCATTTGCGAGTTCACCAGATCCAATTATCTCTAGCTTTGCTGTATATGTAGATAATGCTTATACAGATGTAGAGTTAAAAAGTAAAGCTAATAAAGATAGTTTTATTTCTGAGTTGTTACCTGTTTTAAAAGACGCTGGTTATTCTGATAAGAACATTACTGATCTTATGAAAGATCTAGTATATGAAGATACAGTTGTAACACGTAACAATAATGGTGAAGCTGAAGAGTTTAGTAAGTTAGTATTCTTAAATCCTTGGAAAGGTTACCAAGCTGTAATTGATAGATTACAGTTTGATATTGAAGAGGCTAAAAGAGTAAATGATTTAGATAAAGCTAGACAACTTAATCAGGTTGTAAGACAGTTTTATAGAGATTATATGTATGATGAATATGTTCCGGAGTTTTATGCTAAAGAACAAATTTATGATTCTGAGTTAGGTAGGATTGCATATGAAAGAAAACAAAATATTTTAGCAGAGATTGCTGATATTGATAGAAGAGTATTTGATGAGTTTACTGAGGATGAAGCTTTTGAGCAAAAGAAACTTCTTTGGAAAAAGTATAGTCAGTTAGCATCATTACGTGATGAGTCTGGTACTATTAAAGCTGGTGATGATTTAGAGACTGCTAAGATAGAAAAGAAGTATAGAGATGAGAGTAGAAAATTCTATGAGTGGAAAGAGATTACCGGCTTATTCCAATACAGACTTGATCAGTATAAGCAAGATTTATTAGACCAAGGTCTTAGTGCTAACCCAGAAGAGTTTAAAGAATTAGTAGATCAATGGTTAACTGATAATACTAGAGTATCTATTAATGAAGATTTCTATAAAAGAAAGCAGCAGATCATAGATAAAATTAAAACTATTACAGATAAACTTCCAGTTAATGTGTCTAAACGTTTGGACATTGGTAAAAAATGGGAGGAGATTATAGATATAGTTATTGGTTTTAGAAATGATGATGGACAACCTGTTGGCTCAGAAATGTCTGAGAATAGACTTAAGAGAATAAAAGAGTTACAACAAGAAATCTTAGATTCTCAAAACAATCTTGCTGGCTTTAGTGGATTAAGTCCTGCACAGTTTGAAAGATACATAGACTTATCTACTAAGATAAAATCTAAAACAGCCAGTGCATTAGAGAAAGCAGAGTTTACAGAGCTTAATACAATACGTGGAGAAAATAGTTTAGATCAGTTAACTCAAATTGCATTAAAGAAATTATACTCTGAGTTAGCTTCAATGCAATCTAAAGAACCTACTGATGATTATATCAATGTAATTAATTCTTATATAGAAAGAATTGATCCAGAGAAATTAGCTCAGTTTGCTACCACTGAGATTAATAAAGCTAATGCTGACAAGTTTTTAAAGCCCGGCTTTATTGCTAAGTATTTAAAAGAGAATGCAGAATTTAAAGAATGGTATCTAGCAAATCATATAGTTAAAGAAGTATATAATTCAGAGTCTAAGATGATGGAGAAAGTATACAGTCCTATATATGTTTGGAATGTTACAATACCAGCCAGTGCAGAAGATTATAATTCTTATACTTATAAAGATATTGATCCTTATAGTGGTGATGCAACTGATGTAAGCATTAGAAGAATACCTAAAAATGATTTCTATAGAAGATCTGTAAAGAAACAATATAGAACCGGTTATGATAAAGCTACAAGTAAAGTCAGTCTTAAGGTTGGAAAACATATAGACAACAGAGGTAACTGGTTACCAAGAACTGTAGAAGAAGGAGCAAAGGATGATCTTTATGTAAACAAAGCTTACTTTGATTTAAAGAAGAATAGTCCTGAAAAAGCAAAAGCTCTAGATGTAATGGTTAAATACCATTTATTATTTCAAGAGAACAAAACAAAGTATAGTAAGATCTGGTTGGATATTCCAAGATTTAGAAAGTTTAAATCTGAACTAGTAGGTTCTACTTTAAATGATAGTGCTAAAAAAGTTAGAGGTGCTATTAAAAGTATTAAGGATAGCATTACATCAGCAAAAGATGACTTTGAACAGGGTATTAACTACAATGAACAGTTTAACTTAGTTAGAGCTGATATCTTTGATGAAGAGATCTCTTCTATTCCCGTACAAGGTCTGTATAAATTAGATGTTGATCAAGTATCTCTAAACGTTCCTTACTCCATGCTTAAGTATATGTATTCACTTGAGCATCAGAAAAAACTTATTGAGTTAAATCCTATTGCTCAAGCTTTACAGAAAGTTGTAAATAATCCAGAAAACGGGATTAAAGATCTATCTAAGATCAATAGTTATAACTGGGTTACTAATAACATTAAGACTTACGTAAATAAGAAAGGTAAGAACTTAAGAGCTGAGGCAATTAATTCTTTTATTGAAAGAGAGTTTAAAGGTAAAACAAGAGTTGGATTATTGTCTGAGAGTAGTAGTGCACAAAAGCTTATTGATAGTTTACAATCACAAGCAGTCTTTGGTTTATTTGCCATGAATATTTTTCCATCGGCAATTAAAAACTTTGGTGGTGCAGTTACACAGATGATTATTGAGTCAGCTGGACAAAAATATCTTAACAAAAGATCATATGCATTAGGTCAGGTTGAAGCATTTAAAATGATGTCTGATATCTCTGCTAATGTATATAATGCTAATCCATCTGAGAAGAGTGTTAATCTGCAATTAATTGAGGTATTTGATCCAATCAAAGGAAGATTTGAAGAAAAATTTGGTACTGAGTTTGGAAGAAGTGTTGGTACAGATTTAGCAGATAGTTTCTTAGTACTTGGTCAAGGTAGTAAAAAAGCAAACAGTGTACTGTTGTCTCCAAGAAAATGGTTAGAGAATGAAGGTACTCTTTCTTTATTTGCTGGTATGATGATACATCAAAAAGTACCACAGATTATAAATGGTAAAACTAATTATATCTCTTATTTAGATGCTTGGGAAAAAGGATCAGATGGTATTTTAAAATTAAAAGCCGGAATTGATTCTTCATATGATGTAGGAGGTGAAGAGTTTAAGAAAACTAGAAATAGAGTTCAAGAAACTAGTAATGCTTTACAAGGTGCATATGGAAAGATAGATAAGTCTATGCTAGACAGATATGCATTATGGAGAATGTTCTCTAGTTTAAGAAGATTCTTTACTAGAATGTTTGTAAATAACTGGTCACCATCACGATACAATGTTAGAACTGGTGATATAAATAATGGTTATATGTTAGAATCTGCTAAACTTTTAAGAAATTTAGTATCAAGATTATCTAATGGATCATTCTTTTTAACAGATGAAGAAAAGTATGCCGGTAAAAAAGCATTTGCACATACAGCTGTAATAGGTATGTTATCTCTTATGATTGCTTACTTATTTGGATATGATCCAGATGATGAAGATAGATTTGAAAAGATGCGTGAGAGAAGTGGTGATTTGTTATCTGATGACTTTAATGCTGGTGGTTGGTTAATTAACCACTCATTAGTATCAGCATTAGGAACTAAGCAAGAAGCTTTAACATTTTTAAATCCTAGAGAATACGTTAATTTAATTTATTCTGGAGGCGCACCAACTCTTGGTCCTATTGTAGATAAGTATAAAGACTTTGCATATGATGGTTATTATGTGCTAAGTAATGATTCTCGTGGTTTTTATACTAGAGATGTTGGACCTTATAAATGGCAACAGGAAGGTTCAGCAAAAATCTTTAATGATTTAGGATATTTATTTGGATTAACTGGTTCTCAAGTAGATCCGATCAAATCTCTTAAAGGATATGAGTACCAAATGAGAAGATAATTTCGTATATTATATATGTAGTACCCTAAAAACCATCTAGGGCTGCATCCCGAATCAACTGCGGTAAAAACAATACCGTATGAAACTATTAAACTTTATTGGAGGTCTTTTCAAAGATGAAAAAGGCTCCGTTTCCATGAAGCGCCTGTGTGGCTTAGTCTGCACTTTAACTCTTTGCGCTACTCTGTATGCTAACTCTTTTACTGAAGCACACTTTGCTCCATCTGTACCCTTAGTGGATGCAGTTGCATTGCTTGCATTTGGTTGTCTTGGGCTCACAACTTTTGAGAAAGTAATGAAGAAGCCAGAAGCTAATACTGAGGAGTAATTTACTGTTTACTATAAACTATAAACTATAAACTAAAATATAAAATCTTATGAGTTTTACTAGAGAACAAATTGAAGCAGCTGTTAAAGCTAAGAGCTACAAGTATTTTGAAAACGGAGAATTCAATATCAATGTAATTGGTATTCGTAATAGTGCAACCGGACAAAAAGTTACCAATGCATTTGATGATTGGATGACTTTAAGTTACAAAGAGGGTGGAGAATGGAAGTTCCATATCTGGCCTTGCACCACAGACAATGGTGGAGGAACTGCTCGTGTTAAACCAGGACAATATCCAGGATCACATGGTGTAGGTCTTCACCAAGGTAAATACAAATGTCTTAAACAGAAAGCACCTCTTACTGTATTTCGTGACTATACTAAAGATGGAGTATACCAAGAAGACAAAACTGAAACAGGTGTATTTGGAATCAACATTCACAAAGCAGGAGTAGATTCTGCTCAAGTAAATGACTGGAGTCATGGTTGTCAAGTATTTAAAAAATCTGCTGATTTTGATAAATTTCTTGCTATCTGCGAGAAAGGTGCTAAATTACAGGGAGATTCTTTTACTTACACTTTGATTAAATCAGAAGATATTAAATAATATGCATGATTCTATTTTGGGGTTTCCTAGTACTTCAGGTATATACAAGATAACTTCTCCTACAGGTAAAGTCTATGTAGGTGAGGCTGTTAACTTGCGTATACGTTGTAGTTACTACTTAACCCCAAATAGAGTTAAAAAACAAAGAGCTATTTATAATTCTTTGGTAAAGCATGGTGTTGAGTTACACAAGATTGAAATACTAGAATTTTGCTCTAGTGAAAATCTTTTAGAAAGAGAAAGGTATTATCAAGAACAATTTTGTAGTGTAGAAAATGGTTTAAACTGTTATCTAACTCCTACGCATGAAAAGAAAAAAGTTCTGTCTTTAGGTACAAAACAACTTATGTCTTTAAAAGCTACAGGAGTAAACAATGCTTTCTATGGAAAGAAACACTCTACAGAGTCTTTAAGTAAGATATCAGAATCTTCTTTTGGCAGTAATAATCCTAATTACGGAGGAAAACTACAAACCGAAGAGTATCTAATAAAGCAAAGTATTTCTAATAGTAAAAAACATCTTAAGTTAACTAACACTATTACAGGAGAAATTCACATCTTCTTAAACTCTAAACAAGCTGCAGAGTTTGTAGGAGTAGGTGCTAGTAATATCAGAGAATGTAAGAAATCTAAAAACAAAGCAAAAAGAATCTATCTAGTAGAAGATTATGAAATCTGTACTAATTAGTATTCTTTTAATATTCTTAGCCGTCCCTTGTTTTGCTCAAATCAAAATTGACAAAGCTGGGGACGGTTGGGATTTAAAAGTTGATTCAGCAATTCAACTGATAAAGAAGGTAGACATAGATAAGTACAAGATGCTTGATACAAATTGTTCTCAAGTATCTTTTATGATAAGTCCCTACTCTTCTTGTGAACTAGAGAATGGTAAAGGTCACATCTACATAGCTGTAGCTGATCTTAAACTAAACTCTATAAATAACATTGCTGTAGTTCTAGTACATGAAAGCTTACATCTCTATATAGCAAAGAAAGGTATAGATATGATTCCGGAAAAAGAGGAAACATTTTGCTACATGTATGAACTCAGCTTTATAAAAAACTTAGAAAATCCTGAGCCTTGGCTCATAGAACACGCTATAAATAACATAAAAAAATGAAAAAATTTATCTCTTCACTTGTAACTACTTTGTTTGCAACAGTAATGTTTGCACAAAGTTCTAGCACATCTCCAGGTACGGGCCACTGGGTTGTGATTGATTCTGGCTACCAAGTTGCTACTACTACTGCAGGACAGACAGTAGCACCTTTACATTTCTATAACACATCTACCTCTGAAAGCATCACAGGTATGCAGTTCCGTGTATTCTACGATAACACTGCATTCACTGGTGTAGTTCCTTCTTTGAAGATCTCTACTTCAGATCAGTACTTACAGTATGTAGATAGTAACACCCAAGGATTCTTGACTGTAACTTTAGCTTACACCGGATCTAGTGCTAGCTTTAACTACTCTAATGGCGCTACTTTTGATTTGACTTTCACTCATGCCGGTAGTGCAGTGTGGAATAACTTAGATTCTATTAAGACTTTAAAAGTTGCGGGTGTTAAATCATTTGCAAACAAAGCTGCCACTACATGGGGTAATGATACTACTTTGGTAGTTTACTCTTATGGTGGTCGTTTCAATCAGAAAGTATTACGCTTTGCTGCTAAGTTTAAAAACGTAACAGGTTCTGATGCTAAGAACTTGTGGGTGTCTTTAGAAAAGAAAGCTCCTAGTGGATCTTGGACTCAAGTAGAAGCTAAAGCAACTAACTCTTTAGGACATGTTGTATTCCGTAAATTCTTAGATACTACTTACTGGGATGTACGTATGGTAGTTAAAGGTGATACAATGATTCCCGGTAACGTATTCTCTACTGCAGATGCACAGAAGACTAACCAAGCTATCTTAGGTCAATACACTCCTTCAGGATTTGATTACTATACAATGGATGTAAACAACACTGATGGTTCTATTACTATTGCTGACGTATACTCTGTGTACGGACGTTTAGCTGGTAGATTCTCTAGCTGGCCTAACTCTAAGAAAGATGTAATGTTCTTCACAGTTGCTGAGTACAATGCTATTAACGGAGCAGCTACTAACTTAACTTCTATCTACTCTACTATTAACAACTTCAACTATACTATTGACGGCAAAGATTCTATCACTTACTATGTAGCTGTTAAAGGAGATGCAAACTCTACCGGCTTTAAGATGGCCCGTTTAACTCCTATCAAGATTACTAACCCAGCTAATGCTAAGCGTTACATCATTGATGAGACTGTAAGTTATGATTTTCCTGTAGAGACTATTGAGATTAACATGCCTAAAGTAACTGTAGATGAAGGTAACTTAGTTAACGTTCCTGTTAAAGTTCTTACCAATGGTAAGCAATTAGGTGCACTTCAGTTAGACTTGCGTTATGATACTGCTTACTTAGAGTTTAAGAAAGTAGAGAACACTGAGAAGATGATGAAGTGGACTTCTTACTTAAACCCTTCTAACGGTACAGTATCTTGGGGAGCAGCTGACTTAACTAATGAAAACTTCTTAAATGACGGAGAACAAGTATTTACTCTTCAGTTTATTGCTAAGAAGCCACAAGACTCTTGGGCTACTGCAGCTTTATGGACCGGTGCTAAGTATGTAGGTGATGTAAAAGCAAAAGACATGAACATTACTCCTGCTATGGGTATCATTGAGGTACGTAGAATTAACAAAGGAGTTGTTTCTTTAAATGATCTTAACTCTGTAATTGTATTCCCTAACCCTACAGATGGCGCAGTACAGATCCAGTTCCAGATTAAACATGATGCTGAAGTAGATGTAGCTATCTCTGATGAAGTAGGAAGACGTATTCAAACTATTCTAAATGAAAAGATGCCTGCCGGTAAGTATAAGTATAGTGCTAATCTAGATCGTCTCTCAGATGGTGTATATGTACTTACCGTAGTAACAGAGCATGAAGTATTACATTCTAAAATTGTCGTAAATAAATGAACATTAAAAAAGCACTTGGCCTTAGCCAAGCAGAACCCGTAGCTGTAGATCCTAATAACAGGTTCTACTACATGCTACAACAAATGCAAGCCAACCGTTGGAAGATTACAGCAATTGTATTAGGTTTGTTTACTTTAATTATTGTTGGCATCAATGCCGCAGTATTTATGGAAGCTTCTATTGGAGAAGACTGGAAAGAGATGTTACTTATTTTGTTGGGTGCCTTTGTTGGTAATCTAAACAAAGTAGTTGACTACTGGTTTAACTCTGAGGACCGTGACAAGATGCTAATCCAAAAAGTTGATGAAGAAGACGGAGAATCATTATCTAATACAACCAATCCATAATAATATGTCTGAGGAACAACAAGAAGAAAGCGTAATGTCAGCTACCAAGAAAGCAATTATTGGTGCTGTTACTACAGCTGTTACAGCCGGGGGTGCCTGGTTTGCAACCCACTTAGGCGGTGGTGAAGAGTCTAAAGAAGAAGCTAAGACAGAACAAGCTGCATCCGGTGCACCTGTTGTGATTAACTTGCAGAACAACAACACAAACCAACAGAAGCAATCTAGTGGTGGTGGCACAAACACAGTTATTAAAGAACGTGTGATTGAGAAACAAGCACCTGCACCAGCTGCTCCTGCTGCTAAGCCTGAACCTAAAGAAGAAGATCCATGGTAAAAAAAGCAATTTGTGAGTTTGTTAAAATTATCACGTTTGGTAAAATTTGTTTGGGTTGGTGTAAAATAAAATAATATGAAAAAATGGTTCAATAAGCTTATGGCCTTGGTGGTTATAACATTAGCCGGTTGCGGTTCTATGAAAACAACAACTGATGGGGAAGCTGTAGAGAGCAAAGATATCTCTACAGTTTCTTCCTATACTGATTCTATTAAGAAAACAGTGCAGGTAGTTAGTGTAGACATGACAAAAGTTCTTTCTTTATATCCTGCTTTACAGGAAAAGAATGTAGGACTTGGTTTTGCTGAGTCAGTACTAGATTATTTAGATGAAACTAATAGATTTATATTCACCGAAGAAAAATCAGAGATTAAAGAAAGAATGGTTACTCAATTTAAAGCCTCTAAAAAAGGTGTATTTGATGAGCCAATTGATGGAAAAGGTAAGATTAAACCTGCTCACTACTTTGTTTATGTTACTGTGGCTGATTTTGCTGTTGATGAAGACGAGCAAGTTGATGGCCTTAAGTCAAAAGTTGTTGTTACTACCTTCATACGTTTACAGGTCCGTTTTGTGGATGCTAAAACAGGTCAGATCTATATTGGTTCTGGTGAAGGTGAGTCAACAAAAACTGGTGAATCATTCTTGAAATCTCTAGATGATATGAAATTCTCTCAAAGTACTGTAGGTAAAGCTACCCGTAAGTCTCTTGAAACTGCTTGCACTAATGTGATTCAAAATCTCATTAAGTCAGGTGTATTTACAAACTAAGATACTAACCCTATTCATGATAATAGCTCTGTCCGTAAATGGGCAGGGCTTTATCTATTCTTATACAGATCCCTGTACGCAAGAGCTTAAATTTATTAATGCTGACATGTCTAGTCCTATAGTAATTGCTTACTATGGACAGGTTAAAACATTCTCTTATACAGAATTACAAGACGGAACATTTGACAATTGGATAAATAGTGTATATTTGAAGTATAAAAATACATCACCCTGTCAAGGAGTTGGAGTAACTACAACTACAACTACCACAACAAATACGACTCTAAACATTGTAAGTAATGTAATGAACTTAGGGGCTATTTCAAATGTTGGTAGTGTAAACATAGATGTGGGATCTAGCACTTCTTCAGGAACTAACGTAGGAACAACCAATAAAACAAACAATAATGACAGCAGAACTAATTCTCGGAATCGTACTAGTGGCAGCTCTAGTAGTTCTAATTCTTCTAGCAGCTCGCCAGGAGAAACTGGAAGCAACAGCAATGGAGGAAACCCACCAGAAAATCAAAGCGGGACTACAGACAACTCCGGCTCCAACCCCAATCCCGGAAGTGGTAGTGGCAGCGGAGAAGGTAATGGAGGAAGCAGTGGCTCCGGCTCCAGTGGAAGCGGAAGCAGTAGTGGAAGCTCCCAAGGTGGAGGAAGTGGTGGCGGAGGTAAAACCGAAGAAAAAACGCAAGTACAAGAAGAAAAGCCCACAGACCAACAAGTAGAAGATACTAAGACTGAGCAACAAAAGACTCAGTCTAGTAGCACTGCTAAGGCTGCTAATAAAGCCAAAGCTGAGGTTGCTAAACCTGCAATCTTAGTTACAGGTGATTTAGTTGGTATACAAACAAAATCTGACGGAGCTCAGGATGCAAGAGGTACTATGTCCTTTACAAGAGTAAAAGGAGATGGTACTTCTTCTCTTGGGTTTTCAGCTGATTATATGCTTAATGCTAAGATCGGTAATATCTCCTGTGTCCGTTCATGGATAGGAGCAAATAAAAAAGGTAACAAACACATCAGTGTTATATCAGATGGTATAAGTCTGATGCCTAAAGCCTTCTCTAACACAGCTCTGTTTGTTAGAGTAAATTCAGTTAAGAACTTTACAGCACTCTATGGAGCAGCTGGTACCTATGGTAAACTATATGGAGAAACAATGATCTCTACAATTGCTATAGGTGGATTCATGTATAA